AATCAAAATACATGGTTCCATTCTGGAATGCATCTCTAGCCCATTCTGGGCAGTACCATTCACCATTTGAGTAAATCAGATCGCCGTCATATTGAAACGCTTCTACAACTACCGGTTTCTTTCTATACTTTGCCATTTTCCCATCCCTCCCAATGTTCGCATGAATCATCCAAACCTCTAAATCCACCGCAGTAATCAGAATCCGCATTGCAACATTCTCCGTCACGCTCTATGTAATGCCTGCATGTTGAGCAATACCTTTTTTTCAATGCCTCTTCTACACCTCTTCTGAGCTCTTCCGGCATTGAATCATCTTTACTTATGCACGGCACTTTTGATGAATAGCCATTAGATATTCTTCCACAAATATGCTGTGAATTTGGCTCTTCTCCTAAATTCGTACAATCAATCATTTCTGGCTGGCTTTCCGGTATGCTTCGGTTCTCCAAATCTCGCCACATATCTTTCTCTATGCTCTCAATTACTTCTGTCATGCTCATTGCTCATAAACCTCTCGAAATCTTCCATGCATTTACAACACAAGTCGTATGTGACATTTAAAATACCATTCTTTGTAATCGAATTTCCGCACAATATTCCTTTTTTAATTTCTGCACCGCACCTGTCGCAAGTGCGCCATTCTTTTCGATGTTCCATTATTCCACCAACTTTCTGCCGCAGATAGGGCAGTAGTTTATTTCCATAGCCACACATAAATTCATTTTCCTACTGGAACAATTAGAATAAGGTGGACATTTATCCATTTCACAGTATATCACCTGTTGGTCTATAAATTTTCCAATTTTGAATTTGCCGTAATGATGTTTTACAGCCTCTTTACCATCGCAAAATTCACACATTTCTAACTCTCCACAATAGTCCATTTATGGAACTGTTTAAATCCTTCTTCAACCAAAGCGTGTGATGCTTCTTGATTTCCAAGGTAAACTCTGTACTCTTTCCCCTCCATTTCAAAATTCGGGATGGGATTTGCACCCATCATGCAGTTTTTCTTACACAAGGATAGTTTGTTGTGTTTCCTCCTGCTCACTGTCACCACGGTAATGTACTCAGCCTTTTAGCGAAGTATCCTGCTACATCCCTAGGATAACTGTGTAAGATTCCGCGTTTACCTATTCCGCCACCGAATTTCCTGGCTTACTATTCAGCAAATTATGATCTGGACACCAGATAACACCAGAAATAGTTGCCGTGGGAGTCGAACCCACCCGACCCAAACAAGGCTCGACCATTTTCGAATCTGCAAATTCTACTCATGGAAGTGTTTTTCGTTGACCGATAATGAGCAACTACTATCCATATGTCACCAATCGGCCTGAACTATTGCAGTAGTACCAGACTAAGCGGTGATAAGGATAAACGCAGTGTGCAGGACTCGAACCTGCAAAGCGGATATTCCGCCCGACCGGATAGCAACCGGTTCCAATGCCATTATGGGAACACTGCAAATTGGTAAGACGCACTCTATCCAAACGTAATCAGAAACTTAGAGTGTCTTTCCAAAACTGATTTCGTTGTACTTCCTACTCTCAGCCTTTTTGTTGTACGTTTCTTTTTCTCACGTATATTGTTCCTAAGAACACATACGACCGCCCTTACATATTCCATAAATTTGGAAATGGGGAAGAGAGGAATTGAACCTCCATTGTTTACCTCATGGGAACGGATTTACAGTCCGCCGCAACACCGCCAATCGTTGCCGCTTCCCCGAAATTGCATATGTCAGCTCCATGACGTTTTAGGTGATATGCAAGCACCTGCCAGCCTTTACGTTGACGGCGAACTGAGACGATTGCGCCAAGGCACCACACTTTTGATACAATCGCCTGCTGCGATTCTTTTGTACAGGGAATGATGAAATCCACGGGTAACTACCGCAGCGAAACCCAAAACCCACCGAGCCGTGCGATGGCTCTTTAATCAGCTTTCCGCTAGTGGGTCTTAAAGGAGAAGTCACATGAAAACCAATGACATCATGATCCGCTTTAGCTTTTGGTACGAATCTTGAATGGCTTTGCCTTCCATAACCAGTTGAAACCTTGTCTTTGTATAGCGTAGGACAACATCAACGCTTAGCTGAGGTAGCTGGATTTGAACCAGCGAATGCAGGAGTCAAAATCCTGTGCCTTACCCGCTTGGCGATACCCCATTATTTCTTTCGCTTACCATGGTGTTCCAGCTGGCAAACGATCATAGAAGCTACATTTTCTCGTTGCTGTCCAATTCCATGCCCCTGACGGAACAATTCACATTGCAGGACTTCTGAGCAGTTCTGGCATTCATCGTTGATTTCTTTATTACCGATCTTCACTATACATCACCATCTTTCCGGTGATTAGCAAGATATGGGTCAAACCCTTCCGGGTAACGTGCTTTCAGCTTATCAACATTCATTTGTATGATTTCATCCAAGCTCCAGCCAAAAGACTCACACAGCATTGCCAAGTACCAACAAATGTCTCCTGCTTCTTTCTTTGCGTGCTCAATATCCAGATCTTTTTCATGGAACACCCACTTTTTAATCATGTCGTTGAACTCTCCAACTTCACCAGACAATCCAAGGCAGGCATTTAAGATTCCACCAAAGTCTTTACATTCCTGATGTATTGACGCAGACATTTCAAAAAGCCTGTCATTTGATTTCTTGTCATTTGTCCGCATTGCTAATTTCTGATATTCACTTCCGGTCACTGCTTTACTCCTCTGCTATGAAACAATTTCAATCGGACAGCCAAACCGCTTTTCGATTTCTTCCAGTGTTACTTTTCTTGGTTTTGGTATGGTGCAAGCGGATTTCAAATAGCCTCCATCGACTGTTCTTGCAAAAGCACTTCCGGTATAATTTTCATCCGTCTCATCAGCATACAATCTCAACGTGTTGTATCCATATGATCTACAAAAACGAGTTGCCCTTGAAATAATATCTTTCAAATCAGCATTTTCATCTCCAAAAAGCTCCGAATAGCAAATAGCACTATCAGGTACGGCATCGGGACAAGAGACAGCTTTATAAGGATAGCTTGTAAATTTAAAAATTCTCCACGAAGTGAGAACCTTTAACCCTTTTGGCAATGCGTATCCTTGCGCAACTGCAAATCGAAGAAGCCGTTCGCTCTCATTCGCAGTTTCTGTGACTAAACATTTGTTTGTTAAATCAATCATTCTTCCTTCCCCCCATATTCTTTCAAAATTCTATTCAATGTTGGCCTTGATACATTCATCATCACTGCCAACTGCGCTTTGCTTATTTCTCCGTCCACATAACTCTGAATCAAGGATTCATACTCACCATCAAGCTCTTTTTTCTTCCTGCCGCAGTTTTTGTACTTATTCTCACGCTTAGCAATCGCAATTCCTTCCCTCTGACGCTCCAGCATGTTCGTTCTCTCAAATTCATTTATCGCGCCAATCATAGTAAGCATCAGTTTTCCAGTAGGCGTTGATGTGTCAATGTTTTCTTTGTTGCTAACGAGGTGGATACCACGACTATTCAATTCTTCAACCATTTTCAGAAGATCACTGGTCGATCTGGCAAGCCTAGAAAAATCATGTATATAAACTGTATCTCCAGACTGAAGTGCAGAAATCATTTCCTGTAGTTTCGCACGGTTCGTATTTTTTCCGGAGACTTTCTCAATGTACCATTTATCAATCCCGTACTTTTGCAACCCTTCTATCTGTCTTGCCTCATTCTGCTCTACTGTGCTAACTCTGACATATCCTACTTTCATTGTTTCATCTCCTTTGTTTATTTAAGTTTAATTAAGTATACCATATTCAATAGTTGACTTCAACTGTTTTTTGAATTAAACTTATATAAACTTATGAAAGGAGAACGTTATGCCAAATTATCGCGATCTGAAAAACCGTACCAGGATTTCAACTACACTGGAAAACTCTATCTACCAGAGATTAAAGGAATAT